AAAAATAACCTCCAAACTGAGTAATTTTATCTTACATCAGTTTGGAGGTTTACACAAACTTTGGGATACTCCCTACAATTACACCAAAATGGACTGTGATGGCCGGTTTATCGGTCGTCCGCCCCAAAGCTGGTGCTATGTGGACGATGCAAATGCTTAAATTTACTCACGAAATTACTCACGATGTTTGAGCGCATTGAAAACAAAGACACATAGATATTTTTGGGACAGTTCGAATCCTTCTCCCGCTGCCAGAAGAAAGAAATCCTGCAATCGTTGAGATTGCAGGATTTTCTTTATATATCAACGGTTACAGGCGTTTTAGGGTGGTAAAAATATTTTCCATAGGGTAAATAGAAATTGCTTTTTAAAGGGGTTTTATCTCAATTTTTACTCACGGAATTACTCACGAATTTTGCGCGGGTCAGGATGGGTCGGAAGTCTCGTCCGGGTCCGCGCTTTTTTCTTTTCCACGGTTTTCGTAGAACTGGTACATTTTGTCCTGCTTGGTCTCGATGTCCTTCTGGTAGAGGTGGGTATAGACATCGTGCATGACCGTGTAATCAGACCAGCCGCCGATGCGCATACATTCTTCCTCCCGATAGCCAAGGTGGTAGGCGAGGGAAGCGAAACTGTGGCGAAGGCCATGGACGCCGACCTCCGGCAATCCGGCATCTGCACAGATGCGATTGATAGATCGTATGAGCGAGTTTGGGGCGGTGTGGGAGATCAGATCGTCAGGGGCAGCGTCCTCCGGTTTTACGAGAAGTTCCTCAAGGCGGGGAATCAGGATGGGGACCGTCCGGGCAGAGGTTTTGCTTTTGGCGGAGTTTTTGATGACGTACTGGTTATGCTCATTGGGAACCAAGACCTGATTTATGGTAAAGCAGTGGTGGTCCAGATCGACATCCTTCCAGCGGAGAGCCAGCAGTTCACTGCGTCGCAGGCTCATGAGGGCCAGCAGAGATTCCGTTTCAATGCGGTTGCCGCGGCAGGCGTCGCAGAAGGTGAGAATCTGGTCCGGGTCCAGCCATTTCCGCTCGTGAATCTCCTGCTGGGGGAGCTTGACCTTCGGCACGTCCAGACCGTTTTCCCGCAGGACGGAGCCGACAAACAGCCAAGCGTTTTTCAGCGTCTTGTATTTGCACAGGGGTGCCTCGTTATCGCACACCTTCTGCCAGTCAATCCCATTGTGGAGGGTCAGGTCTGCCACGCTCTGAAAGCGGTTTTTCTGGACAATGCGGTAGGCCCGTATAGTAGTCGGGGAAAGGGAATTTTGCCGCCGGTCAATATAATGGTCAATGGCGGTACGCAGGGTAAGCCCTTTTTCAACGGATTGCTTTTTGACCTCAAGGAAGCCGGCGCGGATGGCGATGGCCTTGGCCGTGCACAGCTCCGGTGTCTTTTCCGTGATGGACTGCTTTTCCTGACGAAGCTGGATGCGCCACATACCGGATGGAAGCTGCGTTGGAGAGGGGACTTTGATCTCGTCCTTCTTTTTGCGCTCCCGGATCTGGCGTTCGCCGCACCACTTGCAGAAGATGGAATCATCGTCAATGACGCGCTTACAGTTTTTGCATTTCATGCGCACACCTCCCGTGTGTATCAGCCGTGGAAGAAGCCTAATTCCAGACAGTGCAGATCCAGATAGACGGCGTAAGCCAGGGCGAAGATCAGAAGTATAAGCAGCAGGAACAAAAGGGAGTTTCGCATACGGATACCGCGGTTCTGATGGTTTACGAACTCACGTAAAATCTCATTCTGAGCGTTCAGGCCGTTGATCTCCTGACGGTAGACGTCCAGTTCCCGGTTTACGATTTCCTCAACGGTTTCCGGGGGCGGAGAATCTTCCGTTGGTTTCATCCCCAAAAACTGGTCAATGGAAATTCCGAGGAAAACGCAGATGGGGCCGAGAGTTTCCAACGTAGGGGAATGGGTGGTGGCACGGAACATATTGTTCACCGTGTTGAGAGGAACTCCGCTGCCGTCCGCGATATCCTTGTTGGTGATGTGTTTTTCTTCTTTTGCAGCGCGGCACTGATCAATCAATGACAGCATACATAGAGTACCTCCTTGTCGAAAATTGTCAAAATGTACAAAATAGCAACCGGGATTGTGTGTATCAACACCGAAATCGTGTGTATTAAGACTATTAAACTTGAGGCTTTGATGGTACGATAAAAGCAGACCTACCGCACCCCCAAGCGGCTGGTCTGCTATGGGCCGCCGCTTTCGTGGCTGGGGCGGCGGCTCTCCATCACAGCTTCAGGGGGGCAAGGGAGAAAAACGGAACGGATGGGGAGAAAGGGATATGACATTGGGACATGGAAGAAAAGAAATTACATAGCGACTTGGCATTGCGCGAGAAACTGAAAGAGCGTATACTTGGGTTGACAGACAATGAATTGGACGAACTGTTAAAGGCCATAGAGGAGGGAAACCTATGTTCCAGACAAGAAGTGAGCTGAAAAAGCAGATACAATGTCTGCAAGAGAGAAATGACTATTTGGAGAAACTCATCAAACAGTGCGAGGACAGTGGCCTTGGAAAATGCAAGGGGGCTGTCTGTCGGGTCTGTGAACACGCAGTTTTTGTAGACCGAGGGAATGGCCTCTCGTTTCTTCTGGGCTGTGATGTCGATGTAAAAAGCAAATGTGAGCACTACAAGCGAGTGCACTAACGGATAATTAGGCTTATAAGAGATACAACAAGACTGGATGCGGCAATTACAGTTGTAATAAGGTACGGGACCCAAAACTGATATTTCTGCTGCCGTTGCTGCTCTATGTAAGCGCGGCCTTGGATGGTAATTGCATAGCCCAAGTATTTTTTATCATACTCGTCATGAATTACATCCTTATTTTCCCATGAGAAGATAAAACCCGCCTTTGAAAGTAGTTGAAGTTGAGGGGAGGTTGATTTCATCTCATCTGTGCCGGTGATGTGTTCAATCTCTTGAATAGTCATTTTATCTTTTGCGTAGAGTTCTTTAAGGAGAAGATTTGCCATTTTATCAAGCATCATTTTGCGGTCCTCCGGGTTTCAAGGAAGTCAATATATTTTGTGAGGTCGGACAATTCTTCCGGACTGCACTCGTCTACGAAAGTAAATATGCGCTGCGTGCGCTTATCGGCCACCCTACCGGTTTCGGCGGGGTGGCTATTTTTTTTGCTCAAATCCGGCAGTTCAAGATGAACCGTAATTTGGCTTCCGACAGTAGGCAACAGGTCTCCGTCTAACTCATCCAGTGTGATTCCAAAAAGGTCTGCAAGTTTTTTGCGAGTTTCTTTGTGCGGAATGACTTTACCGGATTGCCAATTTAGGGCGGCCTGATTTGATTTGCCTATCAATTGGCTTAACCGATAGGCTGAATACCCGCGCTGTTTCATGCAGTGGTTTAAATTTTCAGTAAATGGCATAAGAACACACCTCAATGTTTGGCTATTTTTATACTAAAACATTTATTGACATATGCTCAATCATTTAGTAAAATGGACGTTGTGGATAGGGCGTAAAAACCCGCGCCACCCCCGACAAATAGAGCTGGTGAAAATCAATGTTGTCCCCAAACTTAGAGTATCACCAATACTCCAATTTGTCAATATTTAACCTAAGTTGGAGGTGAAAAGCATGAGCTTGGCGAAAAACCTGATTCAGCTTCAGGAGGAACACGGAGAAACGAATTACAGATTGGCTAAGGCAATTGGCGTGTCCCAGACGTCCATTAAGAATTGGCGCGATGGGGTGCGTCTGCCTCATCCAAAGCACGTCCGCCTTATTGCGGATCATTATGGTGTTTCCGTGGATGAGCTGGTTAACAGGAAGGAGAAATGTGAATGAATGAATTGCAGATTTTCAATAACCCGGAGTTTGGGGAGATCAGAACCCTTGAAGAAGAAGGGAAAGTGCTTTTTTGTGCAAGCGATGTAGCAAAGGCACTTGGATATATACGCCCCAACGATGCGATTGCATCGCATTGTCGGTCTACGGTAAAACGCCGTATACCTCACCCACAGTCTCCTGAAAAGACGATTGAAATGTCTTTTATCCCGGAGAGTGATGTTTACCGGCTTTCTTTTGGTTCAAAACTTCCCACCGCAGAACGCCTGACGGATTGGATTGTGGAAGAAGTAATTCCCACCATCCGCAAGCATGGGGCCTACATGACGCCGGAGGTTATCGAGCGCACACTGACTGACCCTGACTACATCATCCAGCTTGCGACCACATTGAAGGAGGAACGGCAGAAGCGCCGGGTGCTGGAAGCCAAGGCGGAAGAGAACCGGCCTAAAGTGCTGTTTGCGGACAGCGTGGCGGCGTCCAACACCTCTATCCTTGTTGGGGAGTTGGCAAAGCTGCTTCGGCAGAACGGCGTGGACATTGGAGGGACGAGATTGTTTCGCTGGATGCGGGAAAACGGGTATCTCATTAGACGCTCCGGTTCGGACTACAATATGCCCACGCAGCGGAGCATGGAGATGGGGCTTTTCACTATCAAGGAAACGGCAATCACCCATGCGGACGGGACGGTGACGGTGAGCAAGACCGTTAAGGTAACGCCGAAAGCGCAGATTTATTTCGTGAACAAGTTTCTTGGAGAAAAAACTGTGAAACCAGAGGGGGTAAACCATGGGGGATAAGGATATAAACGTTTTTTGGAGTTCTGCGTTTGATGGGTTGACCTTGGAACAGCAGTTTGCAAAGTTTGGCAAGGTTGCAAGTAAGTTGGCAGATGCTTCCACTTTTGCTCGAATTGGGGAATATGACTCGGCAGAAGAGATTCTGATTGAAGCCACATGTGAAATTTCAGCCCTAAAGTGCAACCCCTTGTTGGAGTTGGCGATTGCGGTTCGCAACTATATAACTGGACTTAGGAGTGGAACCAATCAGCCTGATTCAGTTGATTACTAATCACGAAAGGAGGCGGCGGGATGCCGCGTGTAAAGCTGGGGCGGAAGCCCAATGACGAGGTTTTGATCTCACTGCTGTGGGGCAGACAGGCCGCCATGGGGATGCCGGTGGGCACCATGGCGGAGAAGGCGGGCATTACGCCGCAGACCCTACGGTCTCGGAAGAAGTCCCCGCAGGACTTTTCGCTGAAGGAACTGCTGAAGCTGGGACGCGCACTGGACATTCCCATTGAGGAACTGCGGGATGCCATCCGCTATTAACGAAGGGAGCAAGAGAGCCATGACACCAACGCATATCAGCGCAAAGACGCTGGAAGCCATTGAAAAGGCGCTGACCCACGGGGACCGTGTGGAGCTGATCCCGGTGAAGGACGGCGTGAAGGTGATCCGCATCCGGCGGGACGAGATCAAGTAAGCCTATGGGAAAAGTGAATGAGATGCCTGCCCCTAAGCGTTGGGGCAGAGGAGCAGAGCGTTGCTGATGGAATCGGGGGACCGGTGTCTATTCGGCGGCGCTTTTTGTTTTGTTGTGAGGAGAGCAAACACATGAAAACCTTTGAGGAATACGAGGCGGAGGCCGCATGGGAAGCCCACTTGGAAAACGCCCTTTGCGTGGCACGGCGGCAGGCGTCGGAGCGGAGGCGGAAGGCTATTCGCAAGGCGCTGCTGCTGTGGGGCGCTGTGGCACTGGTTCTGTCGGCGCTGTGGATCACGCGGGAGAGCGGGAAACCGGAGCCGGTGGCGGCGAAGGCAACGGCTGGACGGCTGGCCGGGGACGATACCCCCGCGGAGGTTTACGCCTCTCTGATTCTCTGGCAGGAGATGGAGCCGGAGACGGCCCCGCCGGTGCAGGAGGACTACGAGAACGAGAAGATCGAGGCATCGCTGTTTGCCAGCGGGTATTTCCGGGAAGATGTGCCGCTGGACGGAGACCTGCAAAGCTATCTCCGTGCGGCCTGTGAGGAAAGCGGCGTGGAGTATGAACTGATGCTGGCCCTCATCCGCAAGGAGACAGGCTACCGGAACGTGACGGGAGACGGCGGGGCCAGCATTGGCTACTGTCAGGTGCAGCCCCGGTGGCACAAGGCCCGGATGGAGCGTCTGGGGGTCACAGACCTGATGGACCCCCTCGGAAATTTCCGGGTGGCCTGCGACTATATGGCTGAACTTTTGCGCCGGTATGACGTGGAGAACGCATTGACGGCCTACAACAGCGGCCATCCGGGGAAAAGCGAGTATGCCCGGACGGTGATGGGGTATTGGGAGGAACTGAAAAATGGGTGAGTTGGTACGGCTGACTTTCCCGGACCGGCCGCAATGGCTGGCAGGACGGAACCGGGGCATCGGCGGCAGCGAGGCGGCGGCGGCCATTGGGAGAAGCCCATGGAAAACGGCGCTGACGCTGTGGAAGGAGAAAACCGGGGCGCAAGCCGCGCCCGATCTCGGCGGCAACGAGGCCGTGGAGCTGGGGCGGCGGATGGAACCGGCCATCCGGGACTTCTTCATGGCGCAGTATCCCGGCTACGAGCTTTACTACGGTGCCTATGACATTCTCTACCAGAGCGACCGCCCATGGCTTTTTGCCACGCTGGACGGAGAATTGACGGAGCCGGACACCGGGCGGAAGGGCATTTTGGAGATCAAAACCTCGACAGTGAGCCGTGGGATCGACTGGGCGAAATGGCGGGATCAGGTTCCGGAGAACTATTTCACGCAGATCCTTCACCAGCTGCTTGCCACCGGGTATGACTTCGCCGTGCTATTTGCGGCACTCTATGACCTGTCCGGCAATATCACCCTGCGCCGCTATGATTTTGAGCGGCGGGAGCACGAGGCGGATTTGAACTGGCTGCTGGAACAGGAAACGGCCTTTTGGGGCCATGTGGAGGCGGGGACGATGCCTGCCCAGACTTTGATTTTGTAAGGCGCGCAACTCCAAAAAATTTAAGAAAGACGAGGAGAAATGAATATGCTGGTGAACATTCGTTACTACAAGCCCCTGCACAGAGCGTATGCGGGGAACACCTTCACTTATTGGACGAGCCTGCCCCTGAACGTGGGGGACAAGGTAATGGCTCCCACCAAGGGGGGAGACAAGCGGGCCATGGTGGTGGAGATCAACGTGCTGGAAAGCCGTGTGGATGAGCGGATCATGCCGCTGCTGAAGGAGATCACGGACTATGACACCGGGGAACAGGAGGACGCAGACGCATGAGCAGTGCGATGGAATTTGCCATTACCACAGACCTGACTCCGCTGAAGGAGTTTAACATCTCCGCCAACTTTGAAGAGTGTCAGGCGTGGCTGGAAGAAAATCTGGCCCCGTACCGGGGCATGGTGGTGACGGAGGACGGCATCGCCGCGGCGAAGAAGTACCGGGCCAACATCCGCTCCGTTGCCGCACGCATCGACGAGTGCCGCAAGATGGCAAAGGCGGCGGCGCTGGCAAGCTACGCCCCCTTTGAGGGGAAGTGCAAGGCGCTGACGGCCCTGTGCGACGAATCTGCCGCCAATCTGGACGGCCAGATCAAAGCCTTTGACGAACGGCGCCGCACGGAGAAGCTGGACGCGATCCGGGACTTTTTCGATGAGCGTATCGGAGAGCTGGTGGAATTTCTGCCGTGGGAGGCCGTATTTGATAAGCGGTGGGGCAACGCCACCTATTCCGAGGAACAGGCCCACAAGGACATTCTGGTGGCGATCAGCAAGTGCGACAGCAGTATTGCCTCGATCCGCGGGCTGAACAGTGAGTTTGAGACAACGTTGCTGGAAGAGTACAAGCAGTGCCACGATCTGCCCACGGTGCTGAAAAAGGATCAGGCGCTCAAGCGGGTGAAAGAAATCGAGGAACGGCGGAAGGCGGAACAGGAACAGCGCAGACAGCAGGCCGAGGCTGCGCGGGCGGCGGAGGAAGCCGCCAGAGCGGAGCGGGTGCAGGCCGCCGTGGAAGCGGCCAGAGCCATTCAGACGGAAGCACCGGAACCGGCGGCGGAGGTACAGCCGAAGCGCACGGCTCCGCAGACCGTCACCCTTTCGTTCCGGGTGACAGGCACGGTGGAGCAGCTGAACGGACTGCGGGATTATATGCTGGCCAACGGCATTGCCTTTGGCCGCGCAGACTGAATAAGGGAGGAATTTTGACATGAAGGCAACCAACAGCTTTGCGGCCCAGACCCAGCGGGACAAGCCCACGTTTTCCATGGCCATTGCGGCCCCCAGTATGCAGAAGATGATCCAGAGTGCTCTGCGGAGCGACAAGGCGGCGGCGCGGCTGACCTCCACCCTGATCTCCGCCGTGAATGCCAGCGAACAGCTGAGAGCCTGTGAACCCAGCACCATTGTAGCGGCGGCGCTTCGGGGCGAGGGCATGGGCCTGATCTTCGGCCATGGCTACTATGTGGTGCCCTACGGGACTACCGCAACGTACATTCTGGGTTACAAGGGCTACATCCAGCTTGCCATGTCCACCGGGTTCTATGCCGACATCGACTGCACGGACATTCGTGAGGGCGAGATCGAGGGGCGGAGCCGCCGGACCGGTAAGCCCATCGTGAACCTTGCCAAGTACGAGAGCGACGAGGAGCGGCAGAGCAAGCCCATTATCGGCTACTACGGCTACTACGAGCTGAAGGACGGCACCTTCCGTTTTGAATACTGGCCCATGGACCGGCTCCTGCGCCATGCGGACCGGTACTCCAAGGCGTTCAGCTATGAGAAGTTCAAGGCCATGCAGAGCGGGGAAATGAATCCAAAGGACGTGGAAAAGCTGCTGAACGGTTCCCCCTGGTACGATCCCAACGGCGGGCAGGACCGGATGTGCCGCAAGACGATTCTGCGGCAGCTGCTGAACAGCGGCTACGCGCCCCTGTCCCCGGAGGTCAAGACCCAGCTCATGGAGGAAGCCAGCGCCGAGGACGATGGCATGATCCCGGATATGCCCATGCCGGAGCGCACGGTGGCATCTACCGGAGAGGTGGTGGAGACTGCGCCTGCGGCTGTGGAAGCCCATCAGGAGACCGTGGAGAGCGAATCCGGTATGGTTACACCCCCAAAGGCGGGAAAGGCCGCAGAGGCCACTCAGAAGGCGCAGGACGAGGGTATGGACTATGCGGCCACTTTCTTTGGGGAATGAGGTGAGGAGCCATGCTGATCTCCATTAAGACGCGGGAGGAGGACGGGAGCCGGTACATGATGTGTGCCGGCACCGTGACCCGCGAGGTCAAGACCGGGACCACCGCCAAGGGGACGCCGAAAGCGGAATTTGGCATGAAGTACGCCAAGGGCGAGTTCATGAACGTGTCCGCCGTGGGGGACGATGATGTGACCCGCATGGCATCGTGTCTGGAAAAGGGAGATGCCGTTCTGGTGTGCGGCGTGTGGAAAACCCGGCGCTACACCACCCGTGACGGGGAACAGAAGGAGTGGAGCGAGCTTCACGCGGAGTTCGTGGCCCCGCAGGCGGTGATGGCGGCAGTGCTGGGGCTGCTGGCGGCTGGAAGCGGGAAAACGCCCGCTTCCGAACCGGCGAAACCTATGGAACACAATGGCAATCAGGCGGGACCCCTTGACAGTCAGGAGGGCGCCGTTTTGCCGTGGGACCAGCCCGCAGAGGACGAACCCTACGATTATGTCCCGCAGATTTAGGGGAGGTGGATGGCTATGAAGATCGTTTGTACAAAGGATGAGTTTGTCGGACTTGTCCGTTGGTGTGAGGCTGCAAAAAGTATGGGTATGTGCGATGAATGTCCTCTTTTCAGTTGTAATGGCCCAGACACTGAACGGGACGAGTTGGCGGATATGTGTCAGATCGTGCGCGAGCCTGAAAAGGTGTGAGCCATGGCAGAACGAAGAATGTTTGCAAAGACAATCATTGACAGTGATGCGTTCTTGGATATGCCCCTTTCGACACAGTGCTTGTATTTCCATTTGTCTATGCGGGCAGATGATGATGGTTTTTTGAATAACTGCAAAAAAATTCAGAGAACTATTGGCGCATCGGACGATGATCTGCGCTTATTGATGATGAAAAAATTCATTATCCCGTTTGAAAACGGAATCGTCGTTATTAAGCATTGGAAAATTCACAACTATATCCAGAGCGACCGATACAAGCCAACCGTGTATCAGGAGGAAAAGTCCCAATTAGTCTTGAAAAGGAATCGGGCATATTCCCTATGTTCAGATGAATTGCATGAACCTGACAGGGCGAAACTTCCTGAAAGTGTTGTGGAACAAAGCGTTGACGCGATATGTATACAGAATGGATACAGTTTGGAAGCACAGGATAGGTTAGGTAAGGATAGGTTAGGTAAGGTTAGCTTAGAGATAGAAGATAGGTCTTCTTCACTACGTTCAGAAGACCTTGCTGCCTCCGAATCGGCGGCAACGCCCCAGACGGAGCGTCCAGCCCCCATTCCGTACCATGAGATCGCGGATCTTTACAACGGGGCGTGTCCCAAAATGCCGAAATGCACCGTACTGAGCGACGCGAGGAAAAAGGCGATCCGGGCACGGTACAGCTTCGGTTACAAACTGGACGATTTTCGGCGGCTGTTTACGCTGGCTGGGCAGAGCGCGTTTCTCAACGGCGGCAACAAGCGGAACTTCATGGCGAACTTTGACTGGCTGATCCGGGACACCAACATGGCGAAGGTATTGAGCGGGAACTACACGGACAGACCCGGACAGGGCTGCGCCGCCGAAGCGCCCAAGCGGAAAAGCTGGGCCGAGGTGGCGGCGGAGATGGACGCGGAGGAGGGAACACAGTGACGCGGCAGGAGACCGGCATCATTATGGATATTCTCACGGCGGCGTATCCCCGCTTTTACACGGGGCCGTCTGCCCCGGATATGCGAAACGCCATACGGCTCTGGGCAGATATGTTCGCCCATGACGAGGTGGCGCTGGTGGCGGCGGCGGTAAAAAGCGTGATCGAAAGCGACGAAAAGGGCTTTCCGCCCACCATCGGGCAGGTAAAGGCCAAACTTCGCCTACTGACGGCGAAACCGGAAATGACGGAGGCGGAGGCATGGGACCGGGTGGCCCGCGCTATCCGCAACGGGCTGTACGGAGCGGAGGAGGAATTTGAGAAGTTCCCGCCGGTGGTACAGCGGATCGTGGGCAGTCCCAACACGCTGCGGGAGTGGGCGCGGATGGACACGGAGACGGTGCATAGCGTGGTGTCCAGCAATTTCCAGCGCAGCTACCGGGCCATTGCCGCCAGAGAGAAGGAGATCAACGCCCTGCCGCCGGAGGTCCGGGCGCTGGTACAGCGGATCGGCACCGGGACAGAACCGGAGAAACTGGCGGCACCTGAGAAGAAGGCTCTGCCGGCAGCGGAAGCGAAACCGGAAGCCGAGGCGGTGAAGCCGCCGGAATGGTTCAGGGACGCGGTACGGCCCCAGCGGCGCAGCCGGGATGAGGTGATGGACTATCTCCGGGGGGAGGCTGGGGACAATGGCGGGTAACTTTACACTGGCAAGCTGCATGCGGAGATACAGGACATGGGAGGAATTGGAGGCCCCCTCCAACAGCCTGCACAAGTGCTGGTCCTGCAAGCTAGCCTATGGGCAATGCGAATGGAGCCGGGTGGACGAAAAAAGCGGAAAGGTCCGCTTTGAGGACGTCCCCGGCTGGAAGGTCCGGCGGAGATCCCGCATGGAGCGGGACGGAGTGGTAGAGAGGGTGCAGGTTTTGGATTGCCCGAAATATCAGGAGGAAAAGCGATGAGCGTTTGTTTGGATGACCTGAACAGCCTGCCGGAGCGATACCGGAAGCAGGTACAGCAGCAGATGCAGGCCCAGCAGATCAACCGGACGGCCAGGGTGATGGCCCAGTTCGTGATGGAGGAGAAGGGGAAGGCGGAAGCGGCGGCAGAGATCAAGCGCAAGCACAACAACCACCCCACCGCCCGGACCCTGCCCAACGGAACGGAGCACACCTTTGACAGCCGCAAGGAGGCGGCCCGGTATGACGAGCTGGTACTGCTCAGCAAGGCGGGGACCATCCGTGACCTGCGGCTTCAACCCCAATTCACGCTGAAGGAAAGCTACATCACGGCCAACGGCGACCGAAGCCGCGCCGTGACGTATCGAGCGGACTTCTCCTACGAGGAGCGGGGGAAGGACGGCACATGGCATCTGGTTGTGGAGGATGTAAAAGGCCCTTCCACGAAAAAAGACAAGACCTACCGCATGAAGGTGAAACTGATGCAGGATATGAAGCACATCACCGTGCGGGAGGTATGAACGGAAAGGAGATATGCCCGGTGGAGACCGTAACTGTGATCGTGCGGGCTGTGCTGCCATGGGACAGCGCAGACGGGAAAGACCGGATCGAGATATGCACCCATGACCGGCAGAGCCAGATCGACTACTGCCTGAACCACTGCCCCTATGCGGAATGCGTGAACTGCGCGGGCGGAGGTCGGACTACCAGCCGCGGCGGGCGGCCGCCCCTTCTGCGGGAAGCGGAAATGCAGAAGCTGCGGGAGCTGCTGGAAGCACGGACAGACCCGGCGGACATTTGCCGGGAGATGCACATGGACGCGGATTTTCTAAGTCGGTGCAAACGAAAGCTGCGGAGGGAAAGAAAACGCGACGATTATTTGAAAATGCAAGAGGGGGTGATTTAGGTGAAGCATTATGGAGATGTCACAAAAATTTGCGGAAATGAAGTAGAACCCGTGGATTGTGTGATAGGTGGTTCACCTTGTTAGACAGGATCTTTCCATTGCTGGAAAGCGGGCGGGGCTTGCCGGGGCGCGTTCCGGTCTGTATATGGAGCAAATACGGATTATCAAGGAGATGAGAGACCGTGACAGAAGAATGGGGCGAACAGGTGAGTTTGTGCGACCTCGGTATATGGTCTGGGAAAACGTGCCCGGAGCTTTCAGCTCCAATGGAGGAAAAGACTTCGTCGCCGTCCTCGAAGAAGCCATTCGCATCGCAGAACCGGAAGCCCCCGATATTGAAGTGCCTGAAAAAGGTTGGAACACCTGGGGGGGATACCACGATGAAATGGGAGGACGATGGAGCGTTGCGTGGCGAGTGCTCGACGCGCAACACTGGGGAGTCCCCCAACGTCGCCGTAGAATCGCGCTTGTCGCAGATTTTGGAGGCGACACCGCATGGGAAATATTGTTTAACCGGCAAAGCGTGTCAGGGCATCCTGAGGAGAGCGGAGCGGCGGGGGAAAGCCCTTCCGCCGGTGCTGAAAGCGGTGCTGGTGGAGCAGGCAAAGACACCGGATCGGTGATATGCCTTCAAGGAAACGCAATCGACCGGGCTGATACTGCTGGATGTAACGGGAAGGGCTGGAAAGAAGATGTCTGCTATACGTTGAACACCATTGACCGTCCGGAGGTCTGCGCCGGGTTTAAGCTGGGGAACAGTGAACAGGCCCGGAGCATCGGATATGCCGAGGAACAGGCCCCCACGCTGAACGCGGAGTGCGGAGGGAATAAACCGGCGGTGATGTGCCTAAACGATCAAGGCGGTAGCATGATGGGCGTGAGCCATGATGTTTCAGGGACGCTGAGAGCACAGAAGCATGGGCACCAGCCCTCCATTCTGGATATGAGCCATGCTTGCGACGTCATCCGGGACTGCGGCGAGGTAGCGCCCAGTCTGCAAGCCCGTATGGGAACCGGCGGCAACCAAATACCGCTGACGTATCAGGAAACCACTGGGACATTATCACCCGGAGCGCATCCAGGGAGTTACAACGGGCAGGATGCTTACAACGATATGCTGGTATGCGGAGCGGCTGTACCGGATGTTGCACACACGCTAAAAGCAAAAGCCAACTGCGATTACAGGTGGGATTCGGAGACATACCCGGTGCAGAACATGGTGGTTCGCCGTTTGACCCCGTTGGAGTGCGAACGGCTTCAGGGCTTCCCTGACCACTGGACCGACTTGGGCGAGTGGACGGACAGCAAGGGCAAGCGCCATAAGGACGCGGACAGCCCCCGGTATAAGGCACTGGGTAATTCCATCGCCCTGCCGCCGTGGAAATGGCTGTTGAAACGGCTGTGCGGAAACTACGAGCGGGACGCCACAATGGCGAGTTTGTTCGATGGGATTGGCGGGTTTCCGCTGATCTGGGAGCAGCTGAACGGACGCGGAACGTGCCTATGGGCCAGCGAGATTGAAGAGTTCCCCATCGCTGTTACCAAACGGCGGTTCGGCACGGTAGAGAAACCGGGAGACATGGGGCGCTTTTTGTTCCCATGCGGAGAAAGGGAGGAATTATGAGAGATACAAACCTCGTAAATGCGCTGCGCCGGTTGAAGGTGGAGACCGGGAGCCTCGCCTGCATGGGGTGTGGGCATGAGCACAACTGCGGCGTGTCTGGATGCGCGGTCATGCGGGAGGCCGCTGACCGGATCGCCAACCAAAACACCCACATCGCGGCGCTCCAGCAGGAAATTGAGAAGCTGCGAGGGCAGAACGAGCAACTGCGGGAAGCGGCTGCGCTGGTGACCAAGGAGAGCGCGGAGCTGCTTGAACAACGCTGGATCCCGGTGGAGGAGCGGCTGCCGGAACTCGAAACGCCCGTGCTTGTGTTAGACCGGCGCGGGAACAGGATGATCCGAACCCTGCGGAAACTGGCGACCGACAAGGAACCGGTATTCCGCCCCGATGGGCTGGTGCCGGGGAAACATATTACCCACTGGATGCCGCTGCCGGAACCGACGGAGGAGGAAAGGTAAATGAAAAGACTGACAACTAATTGCCCGGATAACAACCTTGATGCCGCACTGAATTTGTTTTACATCAAAGACGGCGAGGCATGGGTGCGGGGCGGAGGTGATGGACCGGATTACCCGGATATCCGGCTCTACGATTTTATCCGCAAAGCTGCAAAGATTTTACTGCCGGACTTGGACTTCCCAATGGATGATGATGGCGTAGACTATGCGATGGGTGAGCTTTTGCTGGACGGTCCTGATGAGCCGACAGGCCTGCTTGCCCTGCTCTATACAGCAGCATGGTCATACGCAGAACTGCGTGGCAGGCTCATGCAATATGAGGACACGGGGCTTACGCCGGAGGAAATTAACGATTTGGCGAGTGTGCGGGAAATATCGCCAGAAGCAGAATACGCCATCAACAAACACGCTGACAGCATCATCGAACGGCTCGACAAGTTGCTCGCGCAGACAGATGACGATGCTCGTCTGCGTGAGCTTGCCAGGGCCGACAAGGATGGTCGGCTGGTGGTGCTGCCGTGCCAATCCGGGGAGCATGTATTCGCACTGCTTGATAACCAAACGCATGTGTGGGAGTGTGAGGTTGAGCACGCTGTTTTGGACGGTTGGCGAAAGGTTTTTGCTATCAGGCCCTTGGGGCACTCAAAAGAATCGTACTATGCGCCATTTGGGGCATTTGGCCAGTCCGTATTCCTCACCCGCGAGGAGGCGGAGGAAGCGCTAAGGAGGGCTGGCAATGGCTAAACAATCCGGCATGATTGCCTTTGCCGAGCAATTCGCCCAGGCGAAAGTGGAAGCCGCCCAGCGGCTGATCTCCCAGTACATGATCGACACCCTCCAAATGGCACTGCACGAATCCGAGGGTTGGGGCTATGACCGCATCATGCGGCTGGAATCGGCGTGGCACAAAATCCGGGGCCAGTACGCCCCGGCCATCAACCCCAGCGACCCGGAAGCGGATGTGTATCAGGAGCATATGGATCGGGTGCTGGCGGAGATCATCAGCGGCAAGCAGGAGCTGTATCCTTTTGAATCCAGATACCCGGAACTCAAGAAGATCAAATATGGGAGGTAGCCCATGAAGCCAGAATACGTTGAAATCCTGAAATCCTACGCCGACCACGACATGAACGCGGAGCAGACTGCCAAGGGGCTGTATATGCACCCAAACACCCTGAAATACCATTTGGAAAAAATCCACCGGGAAACCGGACTGAATCCGAAGAAGTTCAACGACCTGAGAAAACTGCTGGAAAAGGAGAAACTATGACCATCGGACAGACCGTGGAAGCACGGTTTAAAACCATTCCAAATCTGCTGAAAAGCAAATCCACAGCGGACGAGGAAACATACCCAATCCGCACCGGTGAGATCGTGTACATCCATCCGAAAGGACGGTTTATCACCGTGACCACCAAAACCCTTGGCGGGTACGTGACGGAGAACTTTTTGCCCGGAGAGGTCCGGGCAGTCTGAGAAAGGGTGCGGAGGACATGGCAGAGACACTTGTAAATTTTGTGCTCCTGCTTGTAGTAGTGGGCTTTGCGGTCTATGAGGCGAGCAGCGGGAATATTGCCATGACCGTATACGCCTGCACGCTGCTGGCGCTGTATTCTTTGCTGTGGAAAACGGAAAACATCGAACGGCGCCTGAAACGGCTTTGCGAGCTGCTGGAAGGGGAGGAGGACGATGGAGAGGAATGAGGACCGCAAACAGGGCAAGGAACTGCCGGTGTATGCCACGCGGCTGCGGGAACTGCGCCATGCCAGAGGCATGAGCAGCCGCCGGGTATCGGAATACTGCGGCATGAGCCACGGCATGGTACGCTTCTACGAAACCGGCATGAAGGAACCGAAGGCAACGGCCCTGATCGCTCTGGCAGATTTTTACGGCGTGAGTGTGGATTACATCCTTGGCTTGGAGCCGGAATAAAAAAATTTTTAAGTGGCTACTAAAGTTTACCAAATTGGGAAAACCTTGTGGAATAATAGAGAGTGAGAAGAAATAAATTCTTTTCACTCTCTGTTTTTTTAGGGGAAGGAGACCGCGAATGGAACTGGAACCGATGGATACAGCGGAACTGACTGCACAGCAGGAACGCTATGACGCCATTGCCCGTGCCACAAGCGACAGCCTTGCCCTTTTTTACTGCTGCATTGAATTTGACCGGCCCTTTGATATGCTGGCAGTGCCAAAGGAACCGGACGTGGGCGAGAAGTGGGTCGCCTATCTGGACAACCTGCGGCTGAAAAAGCTGGACACGCGGCGGGGGGAACCCCTTGGCTTTCTGGATGGGCTGACAGACATTACCAAGATTTTTGGCGAGGGACTGTCCGCCGGGGAATTTACCAAGGCGGTGGGCAATGAGAAGTCCGCCCGGAACCGGAAGGTGGGGACGGCACAGCAGAGGAAGAACTGGGGCGAGAACTCCGCAAAGAACCCCTACACCTCTGAGGACTATGACGAGCTGGACCGCATTTACGAGGCACTGGCCAGCGACCTGATGGCGGCGGGCGGCGTAAGCGTGAAGCAGGAGTTCATTCTGCGGGACTGCGCAAAAATGACGCTGGATCGGGACAAGATGCGGGCCATCGGCCAATATGACAAGGCGGCTAAGCTGAACAAGATGGTTCAAGATAACCTGTCCAGCGAGGGACTGCGGAAACGGGATGCCAAGCCGATTGATGACTTGAGGATTGACGGCATTGTGGACCGCCTGGAAAAGGCGGGGCTTTTGAAAAACGGAAAACAGTGTTCCCCGGATGAAATGTTTGAGATTCTGTTTCACCGGCGGCCCAAGTATTCTTACACAAAGGATGCCGCCGAACAGATTCTTTTGTACATGACCAACACAACGCGGGTCAATGACGGCCTTTCGGAATTGCCGACGCTTCCGCCGGATATGCGTCTGCGGGATGATTTGGGCGAGTTTGCGGAGGAACCTGACGAACAGGAAAAAGAGTCGTACAAAGAACTTGGCATTGTAAAAATGCCGCCGGTAAAGAAGAGATAACCGGGATAAGGGAGGTGAGTTGATACCAATGGCAAGACGATCCGGAAAGGTTTGGTCTGCGACTTCTGGCTGGGTACAGAAGAAAGAGACGGAAACCAGAAATTACGCAGACTATGAGGATGCGTGGTATGCGTTCCTGATCTGGACAGGCCGTTGGTATTAGCACCCCGACATTCTGGCGGACATTCTCCGCAGTGATGACAGCGATTTTAAGACATTAGAACTGCTTCAACGCATGATGATGCGGGCCTACGCCCGCAATCAGGAAGTTGCGATCACCGGCACCCGCGGCATGACAAAAACCTACACAAAGCTGCTGACGGAGATGGTAAACGGCGTTGTGTGGCCGGGAACACAAGTGTTGTATGTGGGACCGGCACTAAAACAGCTGGCAGGTATCGGCGGGAAAACCTTCCGCGCCTTGGAACATGACTATGCGGCCCTCGCCAAGCACTGGCGGGTCAGCGCGGAGAGCAAGGACGATTTTAAGATCGAGACGGACGGCGGAAGTGCCTTTTACATTGGAGCTAAGCGCGGCGATAACATTCACGCAGCTACGGCGGAGGAGTTCGCCCAAGAGGAAAATCCGCCTTTCGACTTTGACGAATACACCACCGTTGTACTTCCGGCGGTTCGTCTGCGGCACAATGTAAACGGAGAACCGGACCCCAACTTTGTGGCGTACAAAAGCCATTCCATTACAAGCGCGGGGCGGAAGCAGAACCATGCTTTTCAGGTTCGGTGCTCCGTATTGAAAGCCATGTGGCGGGGCGAAAAATCTTTTGCGGTGGATATTCCGTGGCAATGCGTGATCTTACAGCAGATGCGGCCCTATTCCTGGGCACAAAAGCTGAAAGAGAAACTGACCATTGAACGGTGGATGCGGGAGATGGAGAGCCGGTACACCGGCGCGGACGAGTTCCCCGTGCTTTCCGACGAGGTGCTGACGGATTCCCAGCGGGTGCTGGTGATGGAGACGGAGCACTGCTGCAAGGACCCGCACCCCAAGCTGGACCCGGAAGAGGTTATTTACATTGCGGGCTATGACGTTTCCTACGAGGATTCGGCAAAGAACGCCAAATGCGCCTGCGTGGTGCTGAAGCTGACCCGTCAGCGGGAATACCTGAAACGGGACCGCTTTTTGAAGCAGCTGGTTTACATTGACGATTGGCCCCCGCCGGACCAGAGCAAGGCCCAGGCACGGCGGGTGAAGGCGATTTGGAACCGATTCTGCTATGACGGCAGCCAAACCTACATCGCCATCGACTCCTGGCAGTACGGGCGCGGGGTGCTGGAAGATTTGATGACCGACTTGGGAGACGGCCTTCCGCCCCTGTGTGTGAAGAACCACGCGGCTTACGCGGCGGCGGAGCTGCCGGGGGCGATCCCGGTGATCTACCCCATCAAGGCAGGCGGCACCGGCGTGACGGACCCGGACTTTGAAATGCTGAAATACGCACAGACGGAGTTTGAGCACCACAATGTTGAATTGCTGACGCTGAACGCCAATGAGGGCGTGGAGGCGTATAAGCGCGCCCACCGCATCCGGGACGATGACCGGGATTACCAGTTCGCACAGCCCTACCAGAAGTGCCGGGAGCTGTCCGGCCAGATACAGAACCTGAAGCTGGTGCCCAGCGGGGCGGGGATGAGCGAGAAGCGCATTTCCAAGGCCATCCAGCGCGATAGCTGGTCCGCCACGAAATATGCCCTGCGGCTGGCCCAGCTGATCGAGCGGGAGGAACTGCTGACGGAGATCCACGGGAAAAACAAGAGTGACTGGGCGTCGGCACTGGATCGGTTCAAGGAAAACAAAGTGGCTCCGCCTATCAGCACCGGAGGCAGCGGACGGCTGGTGACGGCGCGGCGGGGAGGCCGGAGGTTTTGACAATGGCTCAACGGAAGAAACGATACCGGCTGTACGCCATGGGGCGGACCCGGAAAACGGAAGAGATCGCGTATGACACCCGGTTTTACCGGATCTGCGCAGGGTACATTCTGCTGTATCTCACCGGACGGAAAAAGCCGGAGGGCGCGGTGGAGGTGGCCGGGGCAGACCTGGACCGGCTGACAGACGGGGACCGCCTGTGGCTGGCAGACTGCAACACCATGATTCTGGCAGAAGCGGCGGCACAAGCGGGCGTAACGCCGGAGGAGGCGGAGAAGCACTGGGTCAGCACTCTGGACCGGCTGGAATTGGAATTGCAGAAGGAGCGGGAACGCATGAAGGGAGGCGGGGAGAATGGACCTGCAAACTGAATTGAGGTCGGTGCAGTTCGCCTCGTACCCAAAGATATTCGGAAGGCTGCGGGAACTGGCGGCACAGTACGGCGACTTGCCCATGGACGCCGTAAGCGGCGCGTTTATGCGGGCGGCCAGCAGCTCCTACACCCGGAATAACCCCTACATTCAGAACCGCCGGGTAAAGGCCATTTCCTCGCTGCCGATGAATTACAGCAAGGACAAGGTGGCAGAGATGCTCACCGCCCCGGACGGCAACGAACAGGGCCTGCGGCAGGTGGCCCACGCGCTGGAATGGACGGCGTATCCCCTGTTTCACACCCGGAAGGTGTACACGGAAATGCTGACCTACCACAGCTACATTGCCCCGGAGTACGCCACAGAGGAAGAAGCGAAGCGGGAGGACTTCCTGCGGGAATGGCAGCTTTTGGACAAGCTGCGGAAAACGCTGGACCCCAAGGCCACGGCCCATGAGATCGCGGGGCAGGTATTGCAGGAGGGGAAGGTTTTCTACTATCCCCGGATCAGCGTGGACAAGCCACACAACAAGGTAAACCACGCCTTTTTACAGCAGCTCCCCAGCGACTGGGTAAAGATCGTGGGGTTCAACAACATTTCCAAATACACGGTGGCGCTGAACCTGATGTACTTTATGCAGCCGGGGGCGGACCCCTTGCAGTTCGGAGATTTGCTGCTGCCTTATCTGGATGACTTCTACGCATCGGCGGAGCGGGCACCGGAGGGCACGGGGAAGCGGGTGATCTTCGCGGCGCGGGACCGGGTGGACCTGAACGTGCTGGAACAGCGGAGGAAGCAGACCGGGGGCCGCTTGGCGGGAGACCCGGAGGTATATTCCCAGAACGGGCGGTGGTTTTACTGGGTGACGCTGCCGGTGGACAAGATTTTCACCTTTGAGGCAGACGATGTATCCCGGAACGCCATTTCCCCGCTGGCGGGGCTGTATCTCTCTCTGGTGCAGATGGCGCAGTACGAGCAGATCCAGCTGGAACTGGTGCAGAACCCCCTGATCGCCCTGTTTACCGGCGAGATCCCCTACAAGGATAAGTCCGAAATTACAAGCACAGAGGACGATTACCGGCTTTCCGACGCGGGACGGCGGCTGTTTGAGTACCTGTGGTATCAGATGCTGACAGAGAGCAACACCAGCGGAATCGGCTGGTTCACGGCCCCTGTGGAAAACATCAAAATGCACCAGCTGGCAGAAGCACCCAGCGCCACCAAGATTTCCGCAGCCGGGTACAGCTACGCCATGAACAAGGCGGGGCTGTCCGCCATCGTACCCACCACGGAGGACCCCAAGGCAGGCATTGCACAAATCTCCCTGCAAATCGAAGGGAAGTTTGCGGAGTGCGTATACCGGGGCTACGAACGGATGATGGCCGCCATTATGGACCGGCTGAACCTAAAATATTCATGGAAATTCTCACTCTTTGGCACTCTCTCCACAGAGGAAAAGCGGATGGAGGAGGCCAAGCAGGGCATGACCCTTGGCATCCTGCCCCAGACCATCATCTACATGGCGATGAACGATCTTTCCCTGCTGGACGATCTGAGCATTTCCAACGCCATCAAGGCAAGCGGCATCATGGATAAGCGTTTGCCGCTGGTGACAAGCTACAATGCCAAGCAGTCCGAAAGCGGACTGCCACCCCAGGCGGCTCACGATCTGAACCCCGGCGGGAGACCCAAGGGGGACGGCACCGTGACCAGCGAGGGCCAGGAGGCGGACATCGACACCTATGGCGAATAGCCGAAGAAAAAGTGAACAGAGCACCCCGCTCTAAGCGGTGAGCGGGAGGAGCAAAGCGTTGCTGACGCCGGATATTCCGGCGTGGGCAGCGCTTTTTTTCAACACGAGAGGAGGAAACCACATGGCAAAGCTGCGGGACATTTACCACTACGAAAATCCCCGCTTTTCCCCGCTGCGGGACGCGGCGAGGCGGGCCACGGCGGCATACCAGAACGCCGCACGGGGTCTGGACACGCTGAAGGAGTGGGTTCTGGTGGAGTTTGGACTGGTACACACGGCGGACGCCATTCACCGTCTGGCCCACGAACAGCCCAAGCGGTTTGACGTGATCGGAGACATTCTCCACCAGCGGCACCTGATGCAGGAATACCCGGAGACCCCGGAATACCGGGAGCGGCCGGAGGACATGGACGGCGTTTTCGGAGAGGTGATCCGGCTGTTGGAGGACATTGAGGACGCCTTGCGGGACTGCGTGGCCGCCAGCGAAGAAGTGGGGCTGTATCCGCTGGCAAGGGAATTTGAAAACCTTCAGATGGAGAACAGCAAAAGCTACGAGACCATGCTCTACGCATGGCAGATGTATGACAAGACCGACGGCAGCGCCACCAGCTATGACAACTGGGTGGAAAAGCTGTTTGACGAAGAGGAGGCGTGACCATGCCGTTTCGGACGAGAGGGACCCCGCCGGAGCACGTAAAAATGTCCGGCGAGCTGCGGGTCATGCAGCGGCTCAATGAATACGAGTTCGGCGTAGAGCTGTGGGTCATGCGCTCCGGGCTGAATGAGAATCATTGGGATTTCCGCAATATGCGGGAGCACTACCTGACGTTTGTGGGTCAGCCCATCCTGTGTGCCTATGTGGGCCGCAAGGTGGGGGACGGACACAACATGAGAGAAGTGCGGGACCCCTACACCGGCGAGAAGGGCTACACGTTCATGGACGGAACGGCGGAGCGCATCGTAGGGACCCTATCCGACGATCCCAAGGACTTTTCCATTGTGGAAGAAGGCGGGGACGAGTGGATCAGGGCAAAGGGGCGGCTATTTCAGTTTTACGCACCGGAATTGGTGGAAAAGATCGTGCGGACAGGGCGCATGGATGTATCCGCCGAGACCGATACGAAAAAATCCCACATGGAGGGCAAGACCGAGGTCATTACAGATTGGGCAGGTCTTGGCGTGACTGTGCTGGGAGACGATGTGCCGCCGGCAATTCCGGGGGCGCGGATCAAGGCGCTGAGTGCCATGCAGGAAGAGTTTAAGACATTGAAACTGCGGGCGGCGTCTCTGGACCCCGGAACGGGAAGCAACGAAACGAACAAGAGAAAAGGAGTGAACATCATGAGCAAGAAGGCAATGGAGGCCATGTCCGAAAAGTTCAAGGGCTACCGCGTGGTCGCTCTGAGCGAGGACGGGATGCACGTTGGCCTCGTGGACTCTGCCGGCAGCGCTTATACCTACGCCTTTAACGCGGAGGATAACGGCGCCGTGGTGGAGAGCCGCATCAAGCCCGCTTACCTCACGGCAGCCTTCCCCTTTGGTGAGGGGGCGGAGGCCACGGTAGAGGTAAGCGACATCGTGGACTATGCCTGCGCCGCAAAGGGGCAGCAGGCGGAGGACGTGAAGGCACTGCAGGCACGTCTGGACGCAGCGGAGGAGAAGATCCGCACCATGGAAGCCGCCGAGCATGAGCGCCGGGTGGAGGCCGTGAAGGAAGCCGTGAACAGCGCCCTGGAGGACATCCAAGCCTGCGCCGTGGAAGGTGACGCCGACATGACCGAGACTGCCAAGGGCCTGTGCGACCGGGCAGAGGAGTTTGCCGCCATGGAGACTGACGGGAAGTTCTGCGGCGCTGACCGCGCCGTGCTGGACCTGATGGCCGCACACGGTAAGGCACAGACCGAAAAGCGCAAGAAGGAAATGGCGGCCAAGCAGCATTCCTTCGCATGGAACAACCCCAAGACCAACAGCGGCGAGGGCGGCGGCATTGAGGAAATGCTTGCCCGCATGAACGGCTGAGAAAAGAAAAGGAGTGTGAAGCACAATGGCATACATTGAAAAGACTGCGTTTTGGCCCCGTGTGACCAACCGCGTATTCGACGAGACGCTGAACATCACCGGCAAGTTCCAGAACGGCGATAAGGCAGACGAAATCTGCTCCGCCGGTTTCCTGTGCGTGAAGGATGAGCTGATGGACTGCGAGGGCTATGTGGGCGTTGGCCCCACTGGATCCACCGTGACCATCAAGAACAGCAACAGCTGGAACATGAAGGCCACCGGAGCCGCCGTGAAGAGCGAGGGAGACGGCATTTTCGCCTGCAACCCCTATGACGTGAACATGGTTCAGGACCCCGCCACCGGCAACCTCTACAAGGTGGGCGCCAACACGCTGGGCCTGCCCGCTCCCAAGGGCTATCCCGTCACCTTCACCAAGATCGTGTTCGACGGGAACAAGATTTACCGGTTTGGCATCGGCAACGTGTCTACCACGCTGGGCGAGAACAAGTTTCTGACCATTGCCAACGGCCTGCTGGTGCCCGCCAACGCTGCTCCCACCGACGTGGGGACTCCGTATTTCAAGGTTCTGCCCACCGGCGGCACCTTCACCGAGGGCGCACAGAGCGCATTTGAGTTCGTGGACGTGCTGGCCTGCAAGGTTGACGCGGCAGCGGGCTGAGAAACGAGAGGAGAGTGACAACAATGGCAATCAAACTGAACAGCATCAATCCCGCTGTGTATGACAGCGCCGCCAAGGAGTTCAGCAACGCGGAACGGGAACGGGCCGACATCGTGACCTGCGGTCGTCTGCTGATGCGTGAGCGTCTTGGCCGGGATGAGCGCGCCCTGCGGGTCATGACCAAGCAGCCCGACGATTTTACCGCCATGCTGGCGGACGGCGAGGGGCAGAACAGCTACAGCATGACCAACCGCAACCTTCAGAAGAACCTGCTGCTTTTCTGCGCCAAGCGGGTGTGCGCCCTGAGCGGGGAGATTCCCCCCGCTGATCTGGACGAGTTCCGCCGCAATCAGCGCAAGTTTATGAGCGACAGCCTGTACCTCAAGACTCTGGCCGGGATCGTCACCGAGATCGTGACCCCCATGCTGCCCACCGTTATGAGTTCCGGGCTGGGCTGGCTGGCTGAGATGACCACCGTGCCCATCGGTCAGACCAAGGAACTGGACATCATGAGCAACGACATCTTCCTCTTTGAGGACGACAGCTGGGGTTCTTCCCGCTCCAAGCCCGCCAACACCCTCTACAACAAGAGCGTGACCCTGAACCCCCGTCTGCGCACCGCACGGGTGAGCATGAAGTGGTATCAGCTGGTGGGCAACGATGCCGACATGGGCCGGTTCTTCAACGCTCTGGCCGCCGGTATGTACTCCAAGATCACCGCTCTGTGGATCAGCACCCTGACCAAGATGACCGCCAACACCGCTTATGTGCCCGCCAACATGACTTTCACCAACACCTCCGAAAACTGGGTCACTGCCGGTGAGCGGGTGAGCGTTGTGAATGGGACCCGCTACCGCAATGTGATGGCCATTGGCCGTCCCTCCGCACTGACCAAGGCACTGCCCAGCGGTGTGGTGAACGCCTCCAGCGTGAATCTGGACGCGGCCCTGTCTACCCTGCTGGGGCTGGACTGGACTCGCTATGGGTTCCTTGGCGAGTACATGGGCATGAATCTGATGCCCATTGACACGGCAATTGTGCCCGGCACCCAGAATACTACCGCGATCGACATTGTGCCCGCCGACAAGATTTGGCTGACCGCCGTGGGCGGCTACAAGCCCGTCTACATCGGCATGGAAGAGGGCACACCCATTCAGTTGGAGCTGACCCCCGACCAGACCGCAGACATGAGCATCGACGTGGTTGTTTCCATGTCCATCGACTGTGTGCCGGTCCCCGCCAATAAAATGGCCGTTATCAACGCGTAAGCATCCAAGCGGGAGGGAGGAAGCCCTCTCTCCCGCAGATATGGTGCAAAGCCTGCATGAGGGCGGAGCACCACGGAAAATACAGCATCTTTTATCTGAAAGGAGCGGACAAGGATGGCAAAAGAGAAACGGACGGCCGCAGATGTGGCGGCGGGTATTGCGGCGCAGGAATTGGAGGAGACCGCAGCGCCGCTGCGGGTCAAGGCCGAGAATGTGACCGCAGTAGGGGCGGACGGCAGCGAAACGCCGCTGACGGAGTTGGAGCCGGAGCTGAAGGGCGAGACTGTGGAGGTCTCGCAGGAGGCTGCGGCAAATGCGCCGGAGCGGATGTATACCGCCGCAGAGGTGCAGGACATTGCAGCAAAGGCGGCGGCGGAGGCCGTTGCAAAGGCCATGGCGGAGGTCAAACCCCAAGTGGTGCAGGTGATGGCAGACACGGAAAAGGTGACGCTCCGCTGGTGCGCCCCGGTTGCGGACGACAATCTGGCTGTATTCGGCCCCAACGGGATGTACGGCACCGTGACCGGGAAGAACGGCACCGTGATGGTGCCCAAGAGCGAGTGGAGCCGGTTCTATGATGAAACGGCAAGACGGCTCATTGACCGGCGCTGGCTGGTGGTACTCTCCGGCATGACGGATGACGAGCGGGCGGTGTATCACTGCGCGTACCGTAAGGGCGAGGTGCTGGACGAGACGGCCTTTCGCTGCGCCGTGACCATGGGGGACAAGCTGCTGGACATCTTCGACGATCTCTGCACGGAGCATCAGGAGATGGTGGCCAAGGCTTACTACGACGCATGGGAGCGGGGCGAGGTCGGCGCTGACAGCCGGGAGCTGCTGAAGAAACTGAACGCGAAGAACAAGGCCCGGTATGCCGGAGAACCCAAGGAGGACCCCCGGCGGAAGGGGATGTTCCGCCCGGTTTTGGACGCGCTGAACAGCGCAGAGGCAGAGGAAGATAACTAAAGGTCAAAAGGAGGAATTGAGCATGGACATTTCCAGTTTGGGCATTGCGGGCGTGGCGGTCATTACGGTGATCTGCTACCTGATCGGACAGGCGGTAAAAGCCACCGCTATTAAGAACAAATGGATCCCCATCATCGTAGGAGCTTCCGGCGGCGTGCTGGGCGTTGTGGGCATGATGGTCATGGCAGATTTTCCTGCCACAGACTATCTTACCGCCATTGCCGTGGGCATTGTGAGCGGTCTGGCGGCGGTTGGCGTCAACCAGATCGGCAAACAGATGAGTAATTAAAATTGCTTCCGCAAAGGGCTGGGGTTCCCAGCGGAAGCCAAGGGGATATTCTCTTTTGAAAAGAGAATGTCCCCCCGGCCCCCTAAAGAGAAACGCAGGGGGATTTCGATTTCCCCCCGCACCCCCTTGAAACGACGCAAAGGGGCGGAATTGCGATTCCTCCCCTTTGGAAACCCCTCCTTTGGAGGGGGTGGGAGGGGGGACAAGGCAGCGGGGCGCCTTTGGAAACCCTCTCCCATAGGACGGGAAAGCATGGCAAAAACAGCTGAAAAAGGTTGAAAAATCAACCGCCAATTTAAAAGGAGAAACACTATGAAAAAGAAGTTTTTGGACATCATCAACGAGTGCAAGAAGCAGGGCGCACCCATGGAGGCCGTCAACGCGGAACTGAAAGCGGCGGGGGCCAACTTCCACCTGAACGTGGACGGCTACGTGGAAGGCTGGACCGAGGCGGAGATGGCCGAGGGCTTCATCCCGGCTGAGGATGACGGGAAAGACGCTCTGTACAAGATCGCCAGCGACGGCAAGCCCGTCCGTCTTTCCACGAAGGCACCCGCCGGCGGGGTTTACGGCGCCGCAGTCCCCGTGATGGATCGGGACAAGAGCCGCGCCGACACCACCATTACCGTGGGTTACTGGGAGCTGAGCTACGACAGTCTGGGCTACTGCTACAGCCGCAAGAACCTGAGAAAATGACCAGAGCGGGGACAGTTCCGCTTCAGGACCTCCAATGGGTGCGGATTTATTTCAACAGAAAACGTCTCCGCTCCACCACGGCCAACCTGAAAAAGATGCTGGCGGAGGCGGGCGGGGACGCAATCTGCAATGGCTCCATTTTCCTGCGGAACCAGCAGCCCGCCTGCCACCTGAAGGCAGACGGCAAGGTCTACAAGGCCCCGAACTACCGGGCGTGGGCCATCAGTTGGAACACCCCGGCGGACTTCGGCGTGAAAGCCGTGCCCAACGGGGATCGGAATTACATGGAGTGCGTTCACCTCATCATCGGCGGGAAGAAGATCAGCCCCATCCACTGCGGGGCGGATATGCGCTACCGTGCGCCACGGACGGCTATCGGCACCAAGGATGGGCGGTTTGCCTACTATGTGAGTCAGGATCGGCGGTCGCCGGAACAGCTCCGGGATCTGCTGGCATCTTCCGGCTGGGACGACGCCATTATGATGGACGGCGGCGGGTCTACTTGCTTCATGGACAAGAACGGCAACGGCTTTACCGGGGACGGACGGGTAATTCCGTTCTTCCTCGTCTGGAAACTGAAAAGCGGGGACGCATTTGAACCGGAAGGAGAAAAACCAATGGTAGAGATCAACGCCTACAGCAAGGCGAAGGACGGCGGCAAGAAGCTGTCCGGCAATTTCAAAGTCAGCGAGTTTGCCTGCCGCGACGGCTCTGACGCCGTGCTGGTGGCACCCCGGCTGGTGATGGTATTGCAGACTATTCGAGATCATTTTGGTAGTGCTGTAACCATCACGAGTGCCTATAGGACACCTCAGTACAACGTTAGCGTTGGTGGCGCAGCCCAGTCTCAACATTGCTACGGCACTGCCGCAGACATTAAGGTGTCCGGGCAAAAGCCTGAGACAGTTGCTGCTTATGTTAGGAAAATTATGCCGGACTGGGGCGGCGTAGGGATCTACGCGGAAAAGGGCTTTACGCACATCGACGTGCGGGAGGCCAAGGCCGACTGGACCGGCTGAGAGTTTTGAACCGAAAGGGGGAGCGGAGCAATGGCAATGCAGGGGGACGCCTATCTGATCCCCATTGTGGTACGGCAGGGGAACGTTTTGGTTGAGCCGCAGATGGTGGAACTTATGGTGCTGAAGATCGGCGGCATTGCAAAGTTCTACCCCGGCGGTGGACTGACTTACGAAGAAGGACAGTGGTATTTCCCGCTATCTCAGGAGCAAAGTCTGCGTCTGCCGGACCGCCCTGTTGAGACAGGCGGCCGGATGAAGCTGCTTCATGAGGATGTGGTGGGATTCCGGGGACCGGATGTGAACATTCGCAAGGCCATTGTGGAAGGGGTGATCTGATGGCAAACAAACGCTCCACCCTGACCCCGGAGAACTGCCGAGCGCCCATGGCGATGGACATTCAGGACGTGGTTTTGAACGTTCCGAGCGGAGAGGAACCGGTGTATCAGGAAAAGACGGTCACGCCGTCCGACATTCAGCAGATCGTGACCCCGGACGCCGGTTACGCGGCGCTGTCAAGGGTGATCGTAGAATCAATTCCCAGCGGCGGGGGCGGCGATCTATCGTCTATTGATGTGTACATTGCGGATTTCACGTCCAACGCAGACCTGACCATAACGGCGGGCGCAGTAGATAAATACGCCCGGATCGTGGTGGCGTAAGGAGGTAGGCATGGCAAGACCAATTAGCGAAATCGACCTAAATGAAGTCCTCCACTACACGGAGACCATCAATGGCAAGACGCAGACCGTTGCCTACTGGCCTATCCGCAAGGACGCGGACGGCGTGGTGCTTCTACGGGAAAATGTGCTGGACGAGCTGCGCAAGATGAACGCAACCGCAGAAGCAACGTACATCGACAGCCTGATGGATACGTGGCTCAATGACGCGGGCGCAGGCTATCTCTCGTATTTTGACGAGAAAATGCGGGCTTGCATCATACCATCAAGCATCAAGATCAAGCCGTACAACTCTGATATGGTGACGGAAATCGTACGGCATGTGTATCTGCTGAGCGAGAGCGAGGTAACGACCGGCGGCTTGGAGGGCGAGAGCATCCTGCCGATGCTCAAGGCGCATACGGGCGAGACGAACGATAACAATGCGCGAAAAGTATTCACTACAGCTGGTGCCCCGAAAAACTGGTGGCTACGCAATGCCGCGAATGCCGAGCAGTTCCAATTCATCCTTTCAAATGGCGTTGTATCATATACCAATGCAAACAATAACGGTTCAGCTCGCCCCGTATTCAAGGTGGCGAACAATACGCTGGTTTCCGATGCTTCGGCGGGCACTATCTACATCCTGCCCGATGCCAGCAAGCCCTACCGGGATTTGAGCTTTACGGCGTTTCTGGGCGGCACCGCAAAGCGCCCTAAGCGGGCAAAGGTGCAGGTGAGTATAACCGGCGCGACGGCGCAGACCATCCAGATCAGCAACAACGCAAAGGATGCCAACCCCGCGTGGGTGCCGTGCAATGCGGATGAGGTGGTGGAACTGCCAAATACCGATAAAACCACGGATTTGTGGGAATTGGGTGTGCGAATCTTTGCCCAAGGCGAGGGCAGAGTGACGTGCGGGGAGCCGGTGGCGATCGTGGAAACGGAAAAATGAGAAAAAAGCCGCAAAGGAGGGCTTAGGGTATGAACATCAGACAGGACAAACTCTTTTTGGATGGGGCTTCCGCAGCGGCTGAGAGCAAAGCGGCGCTGCTGGAAAATGAAAGCGTTCTGACGCTGGAAGTGACCGGGACGGCCACAGAATTTACGCTGAAGGTGATGGGCAGGGCAGCGGACGGACAGGCACAGTGGGCCCCCCTTGCCGCCATCAACCTGACGGACTTTTCCGTTTCCGACACCATTTCCAAGACCGGCATTTACTCCGCCGCACTGGATGGGCTGCGAAGCGTGAAACTGGTGCTGGAAAGCGCTGCGGGCGGAACGGTCAGCGCATACGGAAGGATGGGTGAATAACGATGGCGACAGACATGATCGCAAGAGCATTGGCGGCAAAAGCCATGCAGGAAGCGGCAGGCGGCGGGACTGAGCAGTTTGTTGTGACGGTGACGGACGACAAATCCGACAAAACTCCGGCTGAGATCGCAGAAGCGGTGAAAGCGGGGAAACAGGTTGTTTTACAAGATAACAGTTCGGATGTTGTGCGATTTTGTTGTCTTGTAAACGCTGGTAATGATGTCGCTACCTTTTGCGGAACCGAACAACTAATAGAAGGAACGGCTGACTTTGACCCGATATTCTCGCGATACTGGTATTCTATCCTTAATGACCAGACCGTAATACCTGTCACTGATTATAATATTTCACTTTTTTTCATTACAAAAGATGCTAATGGCAAATACACGTCCGGGTTAAATCCGACAGAATTGGCTATAGCAGCGCAGCTTGGGAATGCAGCAAATGCGTTTCTTGAAAAAGATGGTGAAATGTTTATTGGCACAATTAGTCTTGAAAGTGGCACTATACTTCACATCTATGTCCCCGATTATGCAAAAGGCAAGGTATACGACCTAAAGTGGAACGGGGATGAGAACCCGTCTACATACACCTTTACAGAGTTGAGCATTGGTGGTGGCGGTGGCAGTGGTCTTTTGACAGTTAACATAACAAAAAACTCCTCAACAAATGAATTTGTGGCAGATACAACGTATGCAGAAATCGTAGCGGCGATTGAATCTGGTAAAAATGTGCGGTGTTATAACAATACCTTTGACACTTATTCTTCATATTACACTTATGATAAAGACCAAAGTGTGACATTTGTCATCCAATTAGCAGGATCCTATTTTGGTAACAAAGATCTTTTTATGTCTTTGATGATTGTTTTTAATATAACAAACAAAGACGAAATAACATCAGCAACAGCGCATCTACCGATGCCCGCTGGCCTTCCGCTTGTATCCGAGAGCAATAAAATCCTGAAAACAAATGCGGATGGAGTCATGGAGTATGTCAGCGCTGATACATATTTAGTAAAACAGCCGACAACCGATGAAAAAAGAAAATTCCTGTCAACTGACGGGAATGGGAACCAAGTGTGGGCGGATCCCTTGACCGCCGGAAACAACGATTCCGTAATCATCAAATCGTCCACCCCCAATTCCAGCAAAAAATTCCGCATCACGGTGGATGACGCCGGGGCGATCACCGCAGCGGAAGTGGTCTGACAGCAAGGAGGGGAACCATGGGAACGAGTTGGAGCGAGATCATTTCCGATCACGCCATGGTCTTTATTGACGATGTGCGGCTGACGGATCAGGCGGCGGAAAGCCCGGCCCGGTTTCTGCGGCGCATGAGCCTGTATATGAAAAACGCGATCCCGGTATTCAACCGTCCCCCTGAGATGGTGGATTACCTGAAAGAGGGGCTGACGGAACCCGCCTACGGTGACAGCACATGGGTATCCACCTTGGAGAGCATTGCGAAAGAGACAAAGGTGGAGACGGGGATGACCGGCTACGAATTATTCTCCTGCGCACAGCGGGCGGAGCAGCCGGACGGGGCTGTGCTTTTGGTGCCGTATGGTGAGGCGGTGTATGACCCGGAGACCGGGACCGTGACTTTCCCGCCCCAGATGGACGCGGGGTCGCAGTACGAAATGGACTTTTACACCGACGGGGCTTTTGCCCATGACCTGACGGCGGAGCAGAAGCGGCTGTTGGGCCTGTGCGTAGCCTCCGTATGGGACGAGCGGTTTTTCCGCAACTGGCTCAGCGACGCGGCAAAGGTGCATGACCGGAGTTTTAACCCTCCCAACGAGTCGCAGTATATGGAAAAGGGCAACAAGAAGAAACTGCAAAACCGGGGGCTTTTGAACGAAGAATTGCGGAAATATGAGCAGGACTGCCTGTACGCAACGGCGTTCCACCGATCTACGCGGCGGATAGAGCTGATCTGAAAGGAGGGAACCACATGGCGAACGCCAAGCACGGCATGAAAAACATCGGCCTTTTGAGCGGCGGGAACGGCAGGGCGACCAACGCTCCGGCTCAATACCGGGACCGGAAGCGGCAGTATTTTGCGGAGGCCACGGCCCGGTTTGTGGAAGAAATGGCCCCTTACGCCACGGACTTTGTGACGGCCCGGATGCAGGGCTTGGTTCCCGGAGATTTCTACCAATGGAGCGTGAAACGCATCCGGTTCTCCGACACCACCAAGCAGGGCGTCAGTCTTACCCGAAAAACCGATGATCAGAAGGCATTTCTGGTGGCGGACGCCGGTGTGGACTACGTCCCGGAGGGGGCCAAGGTAGAGACCATGGGTTCTTACTGGCTGGTGACGAACCCCTCCAACCTGTCCAGCGCCACGGGGAACGGCATCATGCGGCGGTGCAACGCCGTATGGCGGTTTCTGGACTGGTACGGGAACATCCGAGAAGAACCGATCCTTGTGGAAAAGTCCTTGGCGCAGGCCACATCCAATGACTTTCAGGAAATGACCCTCATCATGCAGGGATATTTCAACATCATCTGTCAGCGGAACGAAAACACGGAGCAGCTGGACCAGAACAGCCGCCTGATCTTAGGGCGGCGGGCCTACCAGATCACAGGCTACTCCGACGTGACGCAGGAGTTCACCGGGGACGATGAGAGCACACACCTGCTGTATTTCAACGCCCGGATGCAGGAGCCGAACCACGAGATTGACGATCTGGAAGCGAAGGTGGCAGGGGGGAAGAACTTCTCCTGGGCGGTATTTGTCACCGGGGCGCCCCGCATGAGGGCGGGAGACACGGCGCGGTTTACCGCCGCTTCCCAGCGAAACGGCAAAAACGTGGAAAACACGGAGGAACACCCCATCGGCTATGTATGGTGTTCCAGCGACCCCAACGTAGCCACGGTGGACAGCAAGGGCGTGGTAACGGCGGTAGGCGAGGGCACCTGCCAGATCACGGCGGTGCTGGACCAGAACCGGACCTACGGCGGGACCTTCGCCGTGACGGTGGAGGCATCGGCGGCAAAAACCCCGGCGGTACGGTTTTTGAATGAGGTTCCCAAGTACATGGCCCCCTACGATGTGGAGACTTTGGAGGCGGCGCTGTTTATCGGCGGCGTTCGACAGGACGCGGCGGTGGAGTGGACCTATGAGGGAGCAGCAGAGGGTTCTTACAGCGTAAGTGTCAACGGAAACCGGTTGACAGTAAGGTGCTGGGGAAACAGCCCAAAGCCGCTGACGGTAACGGCCAAGTGTGAGGGTGAGAGCGTCAGTGCGGAGATCGAATTGGAGGGCTTGTGATGGCAGAGAAGTGTCCATACGCTTACAAGCGGCCCGGAACGGTGAGCCTGCTGTGCGAGAAGCAGCCGGGGCAGAAATTCCCCATCTGCGGGCACCAGCATTTATGCGGCGTGACCGGGCAATGGGAAAATACACCGCAGGCGGCGGTGTGTCCCCTGCGGGAGATCGACCCAGAGAAATTCCAAAAAATCTGAAAGGAATGATGTATATGGAATGGAAAAAGCTGACGGAGGAAGGGCTGCTGGCAGCCAGAGACTATGTGCCCCTGATGGAAAAGGCGGCGTTTGCGGCGGAGTGCGCCGGACGGTGCTTTGACCGGATGGAGGTCCGGGTGGAGGGGGGACAGGTGCTCCCCTACTTCAAGGAGAATGTGGAGCGGCGGAGCCGGTATCTCATGGGCGGCTTTGTAAAGCTGTATCTGGAAGAGGACTTTGAGCCGGTGGAGGGAGAAACCTACCTCATGTCCGCCGACGACTACGACCGCTGGGCCGGTGGGCACATCTTCAACCAGATCGACCGCATGAAGGGGAAGGGGCCGAACCTCCGGGACAAAGCCTTTGACCTGCTGGCGGACTACCGCGATCTGGAAAAGATCCTGAAAACGGAGATTTACGGGATGCTGCAAGCCATGAATGATCCCGTGAGCCGGTTTCAGGACCTTGCGGCGCAGAGCATGACGCCGGAGGCGGTGCAAAAGACGCTGGATGACCTGAAGGAGGCCCGGAGCGCCTTTGACGCGGCCTTTCAGAAGCGAAAGGACGGCGCACAATGAACCCGGTTTTCCACAGCCCCACCTATCCCTATGAGCGGGTGATGCCATCGTTTCTGACCTTCCGTGGGGCGGAGGAGATCCCCCACAAGCTGTTGACCTATCTGATGGACCTGCCGCTGCCGGACGGCTACGAGCCGGCGGATGACAACACCCGGCCCCGTGTCCGGCTGATGAAATATCTATGGCATGACGGGGCCAAGCCGCTGGGAGAGCGGCTGCCCACGGCCAAGGAAAAGCAGAGCCTTCTTTTTGACGGAAATGAGCCTGTTGTAGACAGCAGCACCCAGCGCCGCAAGCACCCGAAAGGGTATCGCCTTTACGCACAGAAGTTCTGGGGAGAAGCCCAGACGGAGGCGAAAAGCACGATCAAATGTTATTTGGGCCGCATTTTTGCACAGACGCCCTTTGACGCGCGGATCGGGATCACGTTTGTGATCTCCTGCAACGTAAATCAGGAGACCACCACCAAGACAGAGGCATACGCCCGCTCCTACGATATGGAGCAGTGCATCATCGAGGCACTGAACGGCGTGAATCTGGCGGGGATCGGCGTGTGCGATTTCTCTCGTACCGCACACGCGGACAACGGAAGCCGCCCGGTCTATGACCAGACGGGCACGGTGGTGGGCCGAGAACTGAAAATGAGCATTCATTGGGCGGAAAGTGAAGCCGCCATGGGGGATACCATTGAGGACTACTAAAATCACGACGGGAGGACAGCCACCATGAACATGGAAGAAGCAGCCGTAAAGATAGAGGGCCACGAGCACGAGATCAAGTCCTTGAAACACCGCATGGCCGATGTGGAGCGGGACCAGCAGGCACTGATCAAACTGACTGCCAGCGTAGAGGTAATGGCGACCAAGCAGGAGGAAATGGGGACAAAGGTGAGCCGGATCGATGAAAAGATGACGGAGATGGAAGGGAAGCCTGCCAAACGGTGGGACAGCCTTGTGGACAAAGTGATCTGGCTGATCGCCGGGGCCTGTATTGTGGCGCTGTTTGCCAGCGCGGGCATTACCATTTGATTTCAGATATTGGAGAGGATGAATTAAAAAATGGAACTCTCAAGGAATATCAAGCGGGCGGCGGACCGCTACGAACCCGTAGAAACCGCCGGACTGACCCTATGGCCCATCCGGGTATGTGAGCAGGAGGACTTTGAGCGGGCGAGACCCGCCATCGACGTGATCCAGCAGGCGCTCCCTGTGCGCTATGCGGTCATGCCTCTGCTGACAGCCTATTGGGTCATGGATCTGGAAAGCATGGAGCGGGAGAAGGAACCGGTGGGCCTTTTCAACCGGGCGCTGGCGTTTTTGGCGCTGGCGCTGCGGTTGGGGGAGGGCCGGATCATTTCGGACCGCATCAGCCTGTTTCATGTGAAACTTTCCCCTGAAAATGTAATGGATTTAAAGGGGATATCCTTTACATGGAACGGAGAGGAAGAAATCACCATTACCCCGGTACAATTCCAGAGACTCAGGGCGATTCTGGCCTACCAGAACGGCATTGAGCTGACGGATGAGGACACCAACCCGGATCTGCTGGAGGCGGAGGCGGAGCTGGCCCGGAGAAACGGGCCGAAGCTGCGCCGGGACCCGGCAAGCCTTCTGTCCGCCGTGGCCCTGTTTACGGGCTGCGAGGAAGCGGAGATGGACGAATGGCCTATTTTAAAGCTGAAACGGCGTCAGGAAGCCATCCAGCGGGCGGCGGATTATCTGATCTGCGGCATTTCGGAGGGCAACGGCGTAAAGTGGAAGGGCGGGAACCCTGTACCCCACCTTTTCTATGACCGGGAGCGGGACGACGCGGGAGACATGACCCCGCTGAGCCAATTTACCAACAACACAAAACAGACTTAAAAGGAGCGTGAACAGACATGATCACTTTTACCGACAAGAGACTGTACGCCAAGGGCATTTGCTCCGCACAGCTTCAGAACCCCGCCACCGGTGAAGTCCTGAGCCAGAGCGACAAGTTTACCACCGGCAACATTCAGTTCTCCGCAACCACCGACCCCCTGCGGGCGGGCCTTGGCAACGGGATCGCCACCATTATTGCCAGCGACAGCGATACGCAGGTGAACTTCACCCGCGCGGACTTCGACCTGATGACCAAGATGATGGCTGTGGGCGGAACCGTGAGCTACAACGCCGTTTCTCCCGTCTGTCAGACGGTGGAGGCCACGGGCACTTCCCTGAAGGCCGACGTGAGCAAGCTGGTGCCGGTGGCCCAGTACGGCTATTCCAACATTTTCTGCTACGTGCAGGAGGTGGGTGCTGCGTCCTCCTACTCTGTAGGCGGCGTTCCCTATCCCATCGACCCTGCCACTGGCGCCATTACCGGCTTTACCGCTGAGAGCGGCAAGAGCTACAAGGTGTGGTACTTCGCCAAGAAGCCCGCGGCGCAAGTGGGCGTGGTGCGGAGCGCCTTTAATGGCCGCATCGTCCACTTTACCGCGCAGATCGCCGTGTATCAGAACGTGTCCGGCAAGAACAAGGGGACCCGCTGGGGCTGGGCCTACCTGATCGTGCCCCGCCTGTATCTGAATCCCGAAGGGGCCAACACCACCGGCGACCAGACCAACTACGACACCACCACCATCACCGGACGCGCCATCAATGAGAACGCCGACGTGATCTCCGCCGAGTGCGACGATTGCGGCGGCATGGGCACCTCCGCCTACATGGTACTGGTTCCCGACGAGGAAAGCGACGAGGTGGCGGGGCTAGCCGTCATCGGCGGCGTGGTGAGTGTGGCTGCCAGTGGCACTGCGCCTGTTGGGGCAAAGCTGGTTATGAAAAACGGGGAACTGGTGACGCCCTCTCCCGCAAGCCTGCTGAAGTACACCGTGACCGCCGGGACTGCTACCGGGGCCACCGTTTCCGCCGACGGCATTGTGACCGCCGGGAGCACGCAGGGCACCGGGAGCATCACCATCCAGTATCCCGCCGAGGGAGCGGCCAAGTACACCGCGCAGGCGGTTCTGGAAGTCACCGGCGAGTAAGAGACACATCAAAAACGCCTTATCCTAAGCGTTGGATAGGATGAGCCGAGCGGGGCTGACTGCCGGGGAAACCCGGCGGTCGGCCCCGCTTTTTGATCTCCGGCGGACGGGAGGGCATGAGAGACTCATGCCTTGGCGTATGCTTGGGACCATTTTCGTGAGGTCACGAAATTGGTGGAAAGGAGCGGGGATATGAGCGGGAGAGCATCTGTCAGGATCACAGGGCTGGACGAGGACATGGCGGCGCTGGAACAGCGGTTCAAGGCGGCGCTGGCAGGGGCTTTGCCTGTATTGGGGAAAGACATGGTGGATTGCCTTGCCAAACACATTCAAAGCGATGTGTACGACGCTGATTTCTTCCCAACCGACTATGAGCGCCGGAGAGAAAACGGCGGACTTCTTGACATGAACGGCAACACAACCGTTTCTCCGGTGGGGGACAACGGAATCCAGATGGACTACGAACCCAGCGGCGAAGTAGACCCGCCAGATAAATATGGCGGTCAGGACTATTTGAACGGAGACGCGCTGATCGGGCGCATTGAGCGCTTGAACCCGGATTACAACTGGACGCGCCATCCCCCGGCAAGACCGTTTTTTGAGAATTTCGTCACGGAGATGGTAGAGGACGGACGGGCGGAGGAAAAGCTGGTGTGGGCCATGAACCAACAGGACAGGGAACTTGGAATCGAAGCCAACGGCTACACGGGCCGGGAGGGTGACGAGGGATATTGAGTGAAGGCAGGGCGGTGAAGCATGGCAAAAATTATCTTTAAGGGTGAATCCGATTTTACAGCGGTCCGGGCGGAGATCGCAAAGCTGAAGCAGGAGGTCGCGTCGGTCTCCTCCACGAAAGTGAACCTGAACGGCACGGCGCAGGGCCTGAACGGCGCGGCCAATGCCGCCGGGAAGCTGGCGGGGAATTTACAGAAGGTTTCCACCACCTTTGACGCAAACGGGCAGGCCACGCGGCAGGTGCGGGATTTCTCCGCACGGCTGGGAGAGACCACCCGCGTGGTGGCGACGCTGAACAGGGAGACGGGGGATCTGGCTGTGACCCAGCAGACCGTGACCCGGAACTACCGACAGCAGGCCCAAGCGGCGGAGAAAGCCGCTGCCGCAGAACTGAAAGCCACCCGACAGGCCAACGCCTATTTACAGCAGCAGACCAGAGCAGCGCAGAACACCCCTTATAATCCCACATCAATCCAGCGGCAGATCGAGGGCATGGTGGGCATCGGGAATGCCGCCAAGAGCGCGGCGGACAGTGCCGGCGTATTTGAAAGAGCGTTTTTGAACACCTCCGATAAGGTCCAGAAGGGCACGAAGGAGATGACCGAGAAAAACGGGCTGTTAGGGGGCAGCTTTACCAACGTCTACCTGAAAATGCTTCAATGGCAGGTGATGGGAACCATCGTCTCCAAGACCATTGGGGCCTTCCGGGACGCCATTTCCACCATGAAGGCCGTGGACGATGAGATGGTGACGGTCCGCAAGGTAACTGGCTTTACAGCGGAGCAGATGGAAAATCTGCGGGACCGGGCCTATGAGACGGCATCGGCCTACGGCGAGGCGGCGGACGAATATCTGAACTCCGTGGCGGCGTTTGCCCGTGCCGGTTATGGCGAACAGGCGGACGCACTGGCGGAGCTGGCCACCAAGACAAAACTGGTGGGCGACACCAGCGCAGAAACGGCACAGCAATTCCTGCTGTCCGTGGACGCGGCGTATCAGTACAAGGGAAACATTGACGCATTGACCAAGGTGCTGGACGGCGCCAACGAGATCGACAACAAGTACGCCACCAGCATTGAAAAGCTGGCGGAGGGCTTGGGGACCGTGGCCCCGGTGGCGGCACAGGCCCATGTGGGGGTCGATGAACTGACGGCGGCCATCGGTACGATCACCGCCGTGACCCAGCGGAGCGGCAGCGAAGCGGCCCGTGCGTTCCGGGCACTGGTGCTGAACATCGTGGGGGACACAAAAACCGAAATTGACGAGGGCGTGACGTGGACCACCGGGGAGATCGCCGGGTTGAGGGACGTGATCCGGCAGTACGCCCCGGCTGCGTATGAAGCGGCGAAGGCCACCGGCGAGGTCATTGACCCCATGGAGGCCATCGGGGGCCTTGCCCAGAGCATGAAGGACGGGCTGCTGACCGAACAAAAGCTGATGGAAATGGTCAGCGACATCGGCGGCAAGCTGCGGACGAGCCAGCTGCTGGCTCTGATCCAGAACTGGGATATGTACCAGTCCATGCTGAAAGACTACGCCAACGCCGTAGGCAGCGCGGACAAGGAAGTTGAAAACGCGCTGGACAGCTGGACCCGCAAAACCAACATTCTGAAAAACGAATGGACGGAGTTCATTCAAAGCATGGTAAGCACCGAGACCGTTAAGGGCGGGCTGGACGTGCTGATCGGCGCAGTGGAAGTCCTGAACACGGACCTTGGGCGGCTGATTGTGACCACTGGGGCGGTATCTCTGGGGATCATGGGGATCAAGACGGCCTCCGTAGGTGCAAAGGCGGCGTTGGCAAAGCTGTCGGCGGCGGGGGTGTCGTTCAACCCGTTGGTTCTTGCTATTGCCGCCGCAGTGACGGGGATGGGCGCGTTATGGAACGCCACAGAAGATTACCGGAAAAGCCTGGATGAGCTGAACGCGGAAATCGAGACCGACAACAATCAATTAGAGAAAAACAAGAAGCGGCTGGACGAGATCAACGCTACAAACTGGGCTGACCTTACCCCTGAGATACTCTCTGAACGAGACGCACTGGAAGCAGAAAACACTGAACTTGAGCGTCAGATCAAAAAATACAAGGATTTGGCGGAGGTCAAGGGAAGTCATGTAAACAATAATGGGACGATCAGCGTCCTTGGGTATCAGGCCAAAGTAAGCGGAACCGTGTCTGAAGCAAGCCGCATAGATGGAACTGATGGGCCCGATACGGGGGTGAGAAGCTGGACGCAGAGTGCGGCTACGGCTAAGGAGGCGATAGACGCAGCGGCGGCCTCCCTCGAAAATGTCTATCAGATCATGGACGGGACAATCGAAACCGCAACAAAGCGGACGCAAGTAACTCTTGAAGGGGCTGACGCTTACAATTATTTAAGATCCGCGGCAAATGATCTGATAACAACGCTGGATACTGAAAACGCTCTGACTGCGGATGAAGTTCTTACGTATAATGACCTGATCAAGGTCACGCCCCAATACATCGACTATTTGGCGAAGAACGGGAAACAAACCGATGAACTAAAACAGCTGCTCGATCTTTTAACCGCAGCGTATGACAGGGCCGCACAGCCTATAAGCGACTATGTGACTGGGCTTTTGAAGGTACAGCGGCAGGCGGGGAAGTCCGGCGACCAGATTTACGATCTGGTGAAGCAGATGATCGTTCTGAACGAGAAAAAGCTGGATCTGAGTCAGCAGATCGGGGCGCTGCGGCAGCTGGCCACGGAGGCCGGGGCAGCTGCCTATTCCGTGGGCATGATCGGCGCCGCCAAGACGCAGGATGTAGAGCGGACCATAAAAGGCTTGTTGCAGACCGGAAAGGCCAAGACCTATGACGAAGCCCGGTCCATCGTTCTGAACCGGATCTACAAGTCCATGTTTACGGACACCGGGCGGGACAGCGGGACCGTGGACACTTCTACGGTGGACACGTCCTCCACCGGGAAGTCCACCAAGGACGCAGAACTGGAACGTCTGAAGGACATCGTATCCCTGCGGAAGTCGGAGCTTTCCCTCATGCAGGAGCGGGGGGACAGCACGGCGGACCAGATCGACAAGATGCGGCAGATCCAGGCGGCACTCCACGCACAGGCGGAGTATATGCGGCGGATCGGGGCCAGTCAGTCGGACATCAACGCCCTGTCCGCGGAGCATTGGAAGATCACCAAGCAGATCAAGGAACTGCAGGAGGACCTTTGGGGCGAACTGGAAGATGCCGCAAACAAAAAGCTGGAAGAAGCGGCAGATGCCCGCGACAAACAGGTTGACGCCATTGACAAGCAGATCGCCGCCCTGAAGGACGCCAAGGAAGCCGAGGACGAGTCCTTAAAACTGGAAGAACTGAAAGCGGACGTGCTGGAAAAGCAGAACGCGTTGCTGGAAGCCCAGAAGGAACGGACGGTACGGGTATTCAACGCCGCAACCGGACAGTGGGAGTGGGAAGCCAACGCCTCGTCCGTGAAGTCCGCGCAGGACGCCTACGAAAAGGCCAAGGAGGACTTGGCGGACTATGAGCGGGAGTTGGCCCTTCAGCGGGAAATTGACGAGCTGGAAGCCAGGAAAACCCTGATCGAAGAAACCTACAACACCCTGAAGTCCGAGTGGAAGCGGATCACGGACAGCCTGCAAAGCCCCACCCGGACGATCGGTGATATTCTCAGCGACATTGCCAGAAACGGCACGTCCAAGATGCGGCAGCAGGTGGAGGAGGTCAACACCCTGCTGGGCAAACTGAACCAGTATATCGCAGGGACGGTGAACGGCGGGCAGGTCCCCGGTCAGCCGGGAGAGGTTCCCGGAACGGAAGGCGCAAACGGAAGCACCGGCGGATACTATTTCGACTTCAACAAGAATCCCGGCGGCGGCTGGACGCAGACCGAAATGGACGAGGGGTTCAAGAACAGCGGTTCTTCTTTTTCTTCTTCCGGCTGGCAGTTGGCAGATGGAAGCTCCGCAAACCTGAACTACAAGGACACAACGCCGGTGGGGAACGGCACAAAACCGCAATACAAAGGACCGGACATGAGCCGGGACGAAAAACTGGCGGGGAAAACCGTTGAGAAAAACGGGTATGTGATCACTTATGACGAGAACGGCTACGCCAAGAGGGCCATCAATGTACATCAGGGCGCAGCCGGGTCAAATCTGTCCGGCAAGTATGACAAGGTGGATGCGGACGGCAACAAGATGCACTACGCAGGCTTCAACAAGGACATCGACTACTCGCTTGCCATCAAGCAGGCCAAGAAAGCCGGACTGGGAGAAGGGGCTATCAAGCAACTGGAAACGGAGCGGCAGAATAAGATCAATGCCTTATACGGCGGCAAGGACCCGGCCAAAAAGTACGATTCCGGCGGCGTTTTGAAAGGGCTGGGGGGCATCAAAGCCACCAGTCGGGATGAGATCGTGATCCCGCCGCTGCTGGCGGAGAAGATGCTGGAACCCAGCGCGGACAGCACGTTCCAGAAGCGCATGGGCGAGCTTGGATGGCTGTACGGCGCGGCGGAGCGGGGAAGCGCAATGCCGAGCAAGACGGTGATGAGCCGGACCAGCTATGACCACTACGGAGACAGTTACAGTGTGAACGGCGTTCAGATCGGGGCGGAGGCGGCAAACCGCCTGACGATCGCACAGGTCATGCAGGCATTGAACCACGGGGCCGGGAACTTGGGCCTCTACAAACATTAAGGGAGGCGGGCGCATGGCATTATTCCAACC